ACACCCCCAACCCCAGTCCGTTGCTTGTGAGCCCCATCACCCCCAACCCCAGTCCGTTGCTTGTGAGTCCGCCCCCCATCATCACCAAACCGTTGCTTGTGAGCATTGACGGCAACATCGGCTCCGGCAAGTCCACCACCTGGCACATGTTGAAAGAAGCGTACAAATCAAGGGATGACGTGCATTTTGTGGAAGAGCCCGTGGATTCGTGGCATCATGTCAAGGACGCTGACGGGGTGCCCATTCTGACCAATTTCTACAAGGACACACGGACATATGCGTTCCGGTTTCAAATGATGGCCTACATTTCACGCCTGGCTCTCCTCCGCCGAACGGTTCGCGAGCATGCGGGGCGCTGTCGCGTCATCATCACTGAGCGCAGCGTGGACACCGACCGCAACATCTTCGCCAAAATGCTCTACGACAGCGGCGACATTGCGCACGACGAATACACCATTTACAACATGTGGTTTGACGAATTTGTGCGTGACTTACCGGTGGCCGGACTCGTCTACATTCGCGCGGATCCCGAGACGTGCATGGAGCGCATTGCGAAACGGGGGCGCGAGGGTGAAACCATCCCGATGGAATACATCCAACAGTGCCACAACTATCATGAATCATGGATCAACGGCGACACGATGACGTGCAAAAAACTGGTCATTGACGCCAACCCTGAAATTGGAGTCACTGCGCACCAACGTGTGGAAGAAATCATGCAATTCATTGATGAGATTTAAATTTAAATTTGAAAAACCAACCCAACCGAAATAAGAAATAAAAAAATAAAACAACTTTTTATTTTTATTTAATATTTACAATTTTTATACAAACAATTCAAATAATGGATCAAATAAGACAAATACCAACACTGCCGGATTTATGGGAACATGAATTTACACAATTGATGAACCGCCGTGATTATGATCATCGGGTATACTTGTGTCAATATATCGGAGATGTTGCCAGGAATGGTGTGACTCTAATCCAAAGAGGAACATTGCAAATATTTAAGATCTTGGACCAATTGCCTGAGTATCATAAGAATCCAAGCAAAATAGTGACACTCAGTGTGTTTTATGAGATGACACCAGGTGAAACCACGTTTAAGAAGGAGGAAAAACTAATACTAATTAACCTATTCCAATTAATGGAAAATGCCCGATTGTTCCATCTTGGAAACATTGGAAATGAAATTTCTGAATCATTTACTCCAGAAGATGCTGCCCGTAAATATTTTGGTAGTTCAGATTTTCAGACATTTTTTTTTCATATGTTTCCAAATCGTGATTATTTTAATAAACGCAACACACTGAAAGATGCAGCAAACCTGGGATTAATACCGCGATACACTGAATCAGCACTCACCAGAATTCCATTATTAGGCACGCATTATCCGGTGAAGCCAATTAGGTCAACCTTTCAAAAATATTTGGATGCATGGAATGATGTAGCAGCATCAACTGATTCGGAAGATTCGCAACGACAATGGGACGCAGCATCAAATGATTTGCATAGGGGAATGTCTGCAGCATTCGGTGCATTGTCGTTGGTGCCCAAAATCTACGAACAAAAAAAAAAGACTGATTCTGAAGAAACTAAACAAAAACGACTACAAGAAATGGTGGAAGTTCCAGCATCAGAACGTGACAAATTATTGACCAAGGGTGCATTGTCCACTCAGTTGATGCACCGTTTATCTCAAAACCCATCGGTTGACTCCATTGCTGGACAACGTGATGCAATAAAAATGTTCATGCAGTTGCATAAACGTGTGCACTCCCATAAACCCGGTGGTGGATCAAAAAAATCCAAACCCCGCAAACCCCGTAAATCCCGTAAATCCCGTAAATCCCGTAAATCCCGTCACTAATTAATTAATTTACACACATCCAATTCATCACAAAATTTGATGAATTTGTCACAGCATTCATTGTAATGTTGACGCACGACGCCCGCACGTCCTGCATGAGTGCCATGTGACACGCGCCCAGTGCGATCATGGCCAGCATGCGCGGCAGCTGTTTCAGCATGAAGCGCTGGTGCACCGCATCGCGATGGTCGCTGTCATCCAGCAGCGAATACTGCGTTTCATTGTGCGCGTACATGCCTTGTATGCCTTGCTGCTGTTGTTGATGTGGATATGATTGCTGCTGTTGCTGTTGCTTATGACGGGTTTCAGCGTTCGTGTTCAAAAGGCGCTGTGCAACCGTGGTGTTGATTTCGGGTGCGCACCGACGCAGCAGTTTCAGCGCGGGATAGAACCCCACCGCGACAAACATCATCATGGACAGCCAAATGTTGTAATCCGTCACAAGCGAGATATAGCCAATGTCCATGGCAATGCATACAACGTGCAGTCCGCGGCTGGTCCATTTGGCCACGCGCGCCAGAAGGATGATGCGCTGCTCGTCATCGGGAACGTAGAGCCGCATGGTTTGGCGGCTGGGCTCGTGCAATTGCGCGCTCAGCCCGTAATGGTAAACATTCACGAGCGCAGAACCGGTGTAAACCGCGCGCATCAGGGTCGGCGGATTCACGCACGCTAAAAACAGGCTTTGCACCAGGCCAATGCAGGCGGTCCAGTGAAACATGATGCCCGAAGGTTGCATTTATTTGATTTGTTGAAATTGGGTTGTTTGAGTTTGTGAGGTATGATGTTATACTATAAACACATGTCTATAATATAATACAACGCGATACAATTTACATTTTATATTAATTTGCGCGCCTTTTTCGTGCGTTGTTTCCTTCGTCGTTTCCCTCCTCTTTTTCCTCCTCCCAGATGGTGCACGCTCGGATTGCTTCTTGCACTCATAAATTTAGGGTCATATATTTAGTATCAGCTTTTGCCGCCCGGATGGCGGCTTGTATTTCAGAAGGTCCAGCTCCTTGGACGTGGTGGGGAAACTGGCCGCGCCGTAAATGTCCTGCAAAAGCAGCCACTCAAACATGCCGCCCGGATAAACGCGCACGTTTCTAAACCCGAGCCCCATCAGCTGCTGGTATTTCTTGTGCAGCGTGTCGTCGTTGGCGTTTTTTCCATACACGATTATCTCTCGGGTCTTTCCCTCCGATGCGGCGATCAATGCGTTTATTGCCACCTCCTCTTCGTCTATCGGCAGCGTGCCCGGAATCAGGCAGCCCTGCATGCCCGGCGGCAGCGTGTTGATGAGCAGCCACGGATGCGTGGGCGCGTAATAATTAGAATACTTGTGCTCTTGAAGGGGGGTGGCCGTCCGACACATGCACTGCATGTCCTCATAATTCACTTTGGATATGGATGATGATGCGCCTGCTCCCATCTTGCATTTAGTATTAAAATGGTAGTAAATGGTGTAAACGAATTAGTAAATGAATTAAATAGGACAGATGTATTTAATTTATTTTTCATACGCAATCTTCATTCTTTGCTGCGCGTTATTAACGGCGTGTCATTCATTTGAACGCTGTAATAAATCCACATGCTGGATGAAATGATACTCAAAAAGCAGAACAACAGGGACAGGCTGTTTGTGCTCTTGTTCTTATACAGCAAAAACATGAATATAAACCGTCCTAAAACGGAGAGCGACGTGGCCGTGTATGGAATCACCTTCAGCGCCTGGTCAGTTGTTGCGTTCATCTTATTCACGCCACGCCAATGATGCATAATAATGCATGATTGACTTTAACTGAATTTCGTTTCATTGGTTCAATTGATCAATTGAATGAAACCACAATATCCACCGTCTCCTTCTTGATGCTCTTTGTGGCAGAAATGCTGAGCTCCTCGCGCTTCTTGCGCGTCTTGTTCTTTTGCGCGCCCGCGGGTTCCGCATCATCTTGTGATGGCGCGATGCCCTCATGATTCCGCCGAGACGTGCTGTTGCGCGCGTTCATGTCGTCCTCTATGGTCCCATAATTCGTTTCAATGTATGCAACCACCCCGTTTTCCAGCGCCCATTTGAAGAAATTGAGCTGCCCAATCGTGGTCTGGATGAAGGTGCCGTTGCTGTACGGGATCGTGATGCGGTCCCACCTGCAAAACGGGTCAAACCGGCGCTTGCTGTACGCCTTCAGCTTCAGCTTGTAGTCGGTGTACACCTTGAACCGCCGATTGGCACCCACTTCATACACCGTGAAGAACTTCTTGGCGTAGTTCGTCGCAAACCAGTCAATGATTCGCAGCGAAATGGGGGACTCTCCATTGATTATTCTCAACATCTTTTCCAAATTGTTGTTCTCGTCATAAAACTTCATTAGGTTGGTCATTAGCAAATCATTTTGCGTGGTGTAATTTGAGCCCATGCCTGGTTGGTTTAGTATTTTATTTTAATAAATGAAATGAAAGTTTGAATATGCAATGAATTAGATGTTTGTGTGTGTTTAAACCGTTATTCGGTGTAAATGTTTTTATTTTATTACATCAATGTATCACATTACAAATGTCTGAACTGGAACAAGGTGTTGCTGCAGTTGCGAAAACATCCCCAAACCCAATACCAACCCCAAACCCAAACCCATCCCCAACCCCATCCCCAACCCCATCCCGCGTGTTTATAATATTTGCTCACGGAGAATTGCCCGTGGTTGATGACAGCCCTGTGTTTGTGGAGTCGTTGGTTGACACCTTCACGACTGCAAAAATCGGACATCCGCTTATCATAGATGGGACGATTGACCCTCCAGATGTGCATTTCATTCACAACTTATTTAGGCTCTTGGCTCATCATGAAAAAACTGGTGCCGGCGGTGTCTTGACAAAGCACCAACTTAAGGTCATGGTTCGCAGTGCGCTGTGCAACCTGCGAGGTAATTCCATTGTCACTGGAGATAAGTGTAAATTTAGATGTCATCGCAAGGGCAAACAAATCGCAGAAATGATTTTATTTGGTGTGGGAGATCCGATACCTGAAAGCATTGTCAGGTTAGACCCGAACACTGGAGTTATCAAAGATGTCGCCAGACATTTTGGACTCGTGGAAAAACCTGCTAAAAGCATCAAAGAATACCCTATGAGCACAAAACTTGACATTAGCATCGCAGGTCTTGTTGAACAACTAAAATCAAGTGCCACCCGCGAATTATCCGAATTACAAACCGAGATTGCAAAAACACCGAAGCGAAACCATACTGAATTTAGAAAGCTCGACCATTTGATTCAGGCCAAATGGCAACGCATTCAGGCTCTAGATGCTAAGATAAGAGGAATGAACCGAGAATCTAGATTTGAGTTTCCTAGTTACGTAAGTTACGTAAAACGCAAACATGGCGATGTTATAACACTGTCGGGTTTAATCCAAAACGCAATAGACACCAAGGACATTGACCCAGATGCTGACGTTGTTGTTGTTTTTTCATGCAGAGGACCCAAACATCCATTGTCTAATTTGTCTGGGTTGAGAAGCCCGCGAGACAGCAATGAATCTGCCAGTGAAGGCGGACGCATGTGTGTTAGAACTAAGTCTCAAAAGTCTCAAAAGTCTCAAAATCAAAAAAAACGCAAAGTCAAAAAAACTTGCAAATACACTCGTAAGAGATGATTCGGATTTTTACAACATTTCTATAATTTCTATATTATATTATTATGTATCTTATATATATCCATATATCCATCATATATCCCATCCATCACACACATTTAATACACCAATGCACCTAACGCACGACGCGCTCTACATTGTTTTAGCAATTGCGTTTATGTGTTTCGGATTGCACCTGTGCTCCAAACCCAAAAACAGCTGGATGGGGATGGAAGGGTTCGCCCTGTCCCCCGGCTCCTTCCCTGATGCATCCACGCATCCCATGCTTTACAAGGATTATCCCGTAAAAACGCCAGGAGGCGTGTCAAACCTGACATCCGCTGACCTGGAGTCGTATTATCCCGTGTTTGACCACGGCTACGGGCAATACACCAATAACGTGCGATACTGGGCAACGCCGAACAACGGCAAATGCAGCCCCCCCGAATTCTGCGGCGGCCTGTACAACAACAAGCCCATCCGGGACTTGCACATCGCTCCCATTCCAAGGCCGATTTCGCTGAACTCGGATGTGCGTCGCGTCAATTTTTACGGGTCGGAACCCATCACGTGTCCGGACATTCCCAAACCGGATGTGGCCAACTGCCTGTACTACGGTCACAAAACAAACTCGCTGTATCCCCCGTATCAACCCACGCTGCTCACCAATTAAAATTAAACATTAAACTAAACCCCATCACCCGTTGCATGTAAATGACGGATCACCCGTGATTTCACGCAGCACAAAGGTGGTCCACGCGCGAATCCGGGCGTCGGCTTCATAATAATTCCAATACGCTTCTTGCAGCCTAACATCACTCTGAGAATGGTTCCCTCTGCCAATCACGTTGCTAAAGTGGGTCATGGTGGTGTAATGCGGTTGGGGCGGATAGTCGTTCTTGACAAACGTGCCCTTGAACTTCAGGTGCATGTACTCGGGGCGTTTTTCCTGGATCAAATACGTCCTTCCCGGTTGAAGGTCCTTCACCTGCACTTGACGAAGCGGTGAAATCATGGGTTAAGTTAAGTTAAGTTAAATGTGACCAAAATGTTTCAATTTTTTGATTTTGATTTTGATTTTTTGATTTTGATCATTTAGAAATAAATAATCAAACATAAAATAATAATCAAAGGCAACCAAAGGCGCATTAAAATGTCACGGTATTTGCCCGATTTCGTCGCGTGCGGCCCTGAACCGACGGTTTCGTCTTTCGCGAACGTAAAGCGGCAGGGCCCGTGTTGCGTTGCCTTCGCTTAGGCTTTTCTTTTTCATCATGCGCATCATCGCGGTCCTCTGTTTGATTTTGAGTCTGGTCGTAATCCTCTTCATCCTCGCGAGACAACATCTGGCCCATTCTGCTTGCGATTTGCGATTTGACTGATGTTTATAGTATAGCAATCAACTAAAAAATGAAAGTATGAACGCACCATCATTCATGGCGCTAAAATCCTAACGACTAACTGGGGGCTTTCAGCGACATGGGTTATGTGTCGGTATCGGTGTCTTCCCCCGACCTGAATGCATCTTGGTCTTGAATTGGATTCGTCCGTCCATTTATAACCGTACGAATGCTGCCATCAGGTGATGCAATTGTGCCTTTGTACAGTGTTTCATTTTCAAAATAGCCCTTATAAACATCACCATTTGATGTTGTAAATGTCCCTTTATATTTTTCATCATGTTTGAATTGTCCTTCAAAAACACTACCATCGGGAGATGTTAACACACCAAATCCATTCCTTTTACCGTTTTTGTATTCGCCATTATGTGTCTCACCATTTGCCCACGTAAACACACCTGCCCCTTCAAGCTTGCCGTTCGTGAAATGTCCCTCGTACCTGCCAATATTTTTCCACGTATTTACACCAGTTCCATCAGAAACTCCATTAACGAATTCACCTTCATACGTCTCACCATGTGGCCCAGTGCATTTGCCGTATTTAATCTTATCGTTTTCAAATTCACCTTCACATGTTTCATTTTCTCCAATGAAACGGCGCTTGCCAGTTCCGCGTATCAAACGATCGTTCTTATATTCTCCATATAACATTCCACCTAATGAGTGCATAAATCCCATTCCATTTCTTCGGCCATTTTTAAATTCACCGCGGTAAATGATGGAATGGGGTTTAGATTCGTAAACTCCATGTCCGTTAAATTTACCATTCTGGAACTCACCTTCATATGTTATATCACCCGCAGGATATGAATCTATATCATCATCTGAATCTCCATCTGGAAATGAAAATTTGCCTGTTCCATTTTCTTTATCATTTTGCCATTCGCCATCATAAATTGAACCATTTACATATTTCATTATGCCTTTGCCATGTTTTTTACCCGTTTCGTCCACATCCCCTTCATACACACCAGTTACAGTTTTAATGCGCACGCCCCCCTTTAATCTTTTTGTGGATCTTTTTCTGCTAAACCCAATTCGTCGCTTTGTTTGCTTTGTTTGCATTATCATTGTGCAATTAATGTGTATTTTTATTTTTATTTAAAATTAATGATTTTCTGCAAACATATATTCATTATTTATTTATTGCATTATTTATTTATTGCATTCATTGTATGCCCGTGCGCGGAATGTGCACCTCCTTGATGAACGCCTTGATTATTTTTTTGTGCGCGTTGTCATCGCACTCAATGTTCTTGTACAGCTCTTTGCATATCATCTGATATTCAACGTGCATTTTTTCCTTGGTTTCCCAGCCGGGGTGCGCATCCATCCAATCCTGAATGATGCGCGTCTGATAGCAGGACGCCATGTAAATGAACTTTTTCACATACGAGTTGTCTTCATCCTTGATCCATTCATCGGTCTTCACGTACATGGTCTCGCGCTTCAGGTCCGTGCAGTGAATGGGCCGCTTGTGCACGTCCATGCCCTTCAGGTTGTTCACGATGATGGAGCTGACGCCCTCCACGATGCCGTTGTTCTTCGTGAACTCCAGATCCTGCAGCGTGATTTTCAGGGTTTTGACAAAGTCGCTGAGCTTGATGGCGTCCTTGCAGTCGTTGTTCAAAAACATGTTCAGGTTGAACTGCGTGTTGTGCGTCGTGGTGTTCACCACATTGTTGCTGCCAATTTTGGGCGTCATCTCTTGAATGGTTTGAATGAGCTGCTTGTTCTGCTGCGTCATCTCCCGCAGCACTTCCTGATTATTCATCATCATCTCGTGGTTCTTAGCCATAATGTCGTGACTCTTGTCAAACATGGTGTTCCGATCGTTTAACAACATCTGCACCATGGTCTTCAAATCCATGAGCTCTTCGTTCTTGTCCGCAATGTCTTGCGTCTTTTTGGCCACGGTCGCAATTTCATTTTCCACAATCGTCAATGACATGGACGAATCAGACACCGCATCCGTCATGGTTGCTTTGCACGTCTTCTTGTGATTGAAGAGTGACGACCGCAACTCAAATGTTTTGCCACACGCGCACGCGTTGGATGATTGAGCTGGTTTGATTTTAATTTTATGCTTGTCGGTGTCATAGTGTTGTAAAATGCTGCTTTTTCTCGTGCACGAATAATTGCACATCTTGCATTCAAAACGTGACGATGTGTCGTCTGACAGTTCCATTAAAACTGGGTATTGTGCAAATGGTGTAAAATAGGTTTAAGCGGTTTACATAAACAAATATTATATTTCCCTTAATACACCCAATTTGCATATTTTTATGGCGTGTTTTAAAACCATGTCCAATTTACGAAACTGACACGACAATTCATGCCATTGAATAACATGGTTCATTTGCCTTATGGTGTCAGCATATGTTTTGTTTTAGCAATAAAACCGAAATATGCACGGCGAAATCATCGCAACTCATGTGATGCATTATGGTGTGGTAAATGATATCAGGCTCAACTATGGCTGCTAGATTGCATATTTTCGGTTTTAGTTGCTAAAACGAAATATATGCATTTGTCGGTGTCACATGTCACATTTTTTGGGCCGAAAAAACTGGTTTTTTTGGATCCATTTTTTGCGTGACCATTATGCTCTCGTTTTTACACGATTATTACATACAATAAATTTGTTATTTATTCGATTCGAATTTGCACAAGACTCGAAAAATTTCCAGAAAATGGCCATGATCGATGTCCAAAATCGAGATCGACGAAACCTTTTTGCGCAAAAACGCGCGTTGCTAGGTGTTTTGCGGAACTTTTTGGGAACGCAATATTCCGCATGATGCATGCAGTGGGAATTGTGAACCGTTATTTATTTTCATTTTTATCAAGCAGGCCACATGTCAAATAGATGAAATCATGTGCCCTTGCATATTTTTATGTAGGGTTTTAAAACGGGCGAGATGTTGTGCAATTTTACACCATACCTGGTGTGGTCAAACAATTGTGCAAAAACCGCTTATGATGCCGGCATATGTTTGTTTTAGCAATTAAAACAGAAATATGCACGCAACATTTGTGTACAAACGTCGCATGCATTATGCTGAGGTAAAAATGTTCGCGCGCATCGCACTTGTCTAGATTGCATATTTTCGGTTTTAGTTGCTAAAACGAAATATATGCATTTTGATGTGTCACATGTCAGAATATTTCGGTCCAAAAAATGGGTTTTTTTGGCGCCATTTTTTGCGAGACTATTATGCTGTCATATTTACACAGTTAATACATAAAATAATTTTGTTATTTTCTCGATTCGAATTTGCACAAGAGTCGAAAAATTTCCAGAAAATGGACATCGATGATGTCCAAAATCGAGATCGACGAAACCTTTTTGGGAAAATTCGACGCGCGCTAGGTGTTTTGCGGAACTTTTTCGGAGCAATATTTGAGAGACCATATATGCTGTGGATATTAATGGTGTGAATGTTTCAAAAAAATATTAAAAAATGTTTTTATTGATAAACAAACATAAATGTGCATTATGTGTTGGGGTGGAGACCGTGTTTCAGATTGCTGCTGCTGCTGCTGCTGCTGCTCCTGCTGCTGCTCCTTCTGTTGCCGATTTGAGCCATGCTGGTTTGTAAACGATAACATAGTGATTCACGGTTGAATCCGTGCTTGAAATAACTGGAACGCAACGAACACCATCACCCCGGTGCCAGCGAGCAAAATTACCCATTTGTCTCAAGATGGACAATGGCACAATGGGTTCACAATTACCATCGCGACCGCGATGTTGATCTGAGCTCATGTGAGTTTTTGCCGTGTGATTGCCATTGATGTCGGTTTCAATCACATTGATCGGGGTTTGGTTTGGATGTGCAATATTCTCCAGAGCCCAGGCATGTGCCAACTCACGGGTGGAAAACTCATCATTTGAAATTGTGTACGACGTTGCAGCGGCGGCAGCAGCGGCGGCAGCAACCGCAGCGGCAACAGCAGCAGCATCCATGTTTTTCATGACGGAATGGTGCACCTTTGATGGCGTTGATTTGACTCGGCCATTTTTTGATTTGATTCGCGCAGACTGGTAATCCGCCAGAGAATAATCGCATCCACGTTCAAACCACTTGAGATATGATTTGATCGCTTTGACGTCGCCATAATGGACAGGACGCAAATCAGGATTCAACTCATCCCCTTCATACTCGTAATTATCACAGAAACGAGCAATCAACCCCTGTGCCGCAGCAGTGTCATTTTGTTTTTGAGGAATTTCTTCATAACATCCCCCCACGTGTTTGCGAACAAGCCTCTTTGATGCTCTCCAAAATCCTTTGATGAGTATTGCGGTGTGTTTTTCAGGGGCGGTTTCCATCAGCAAATCAATGTCGCCGATTCTGTCCGTGGAATTATGGTGTTTTCGGCCCCATCCCAGCGCAACAAATGCGCTTTCAAACCAACCTTTTAGGGTTGTAGATGTTGGAAGCAACCGAATCGGAAAGAATTTTTTTTGGGATAAACTAGCATAGCGTTGACTCCAATCATTGAGAAATGCAAGCACTTGGTCATAGTTTTCAAAGTGGGGGGCTTCCCTAATGCGATTTTCATCCAACATGACCTGAAACCCCTTGTAGTTTTCACCAGTTGGCAATATAACTATCGCAGCATTGGTCCCCCAGTTTTCACTGTCATATGCAACTGTTTCTGGTGTCGCTGAAACATCCAGCAATTTCATATTGCGTGCTCTTGCAACGGCCAAATCGGTCAATCCAGTGCTTGCTAACACATTTGCGACCTTCATTTTGGAGCCGCATGCAATTTGACATTCATCTGTGCAACACAATCCATTTGTCATTTCTGCAATTCGGTTTTGAATTGGGGCATTGATCGCCCCCCGATGGTACACGTTGTCTTGGAATGTTCGCAGCATTTTGGATTTGAACTGAACATTCCAATCAATGTCATTCATTCCCGAAAGGATGAAAACGTTGGATGCATCAATGCATTGGTCATCGTCAATGTGCGTTGTCATTTGTTTCGTGACTTCAAGCACAACTCCCGTTTTTCCAGCGCCTGGTTGCGCAATGAGAACCACAAGATACTTTCCGTTTTTATAATGTTCAATGATTTGTTGCGCGGCCTCTTGCTGATTGGGGTATGAAATGCATCCCCGCCCATCCAATTCCATTTGTTTGCATCTGTACTCGGTTGAAATCATCTCACGCTGAATTCGGCATTTAACCTCCCAGGACATCATGATGTATGATGTGTGTGCTATATGTAACAAACGCATTTAAATTCAATTCAATTCAATTTTTAATAAAATGAAATAAAATGAAATAAATAATCAAATAAAAAAAAATTGATTCTGATTTTTGAAATGCTAATGGGTGTCAGTGTATCACAACCACGACAACTATGTTTGCCTACCTTCGTTCCCCACAAGCCCAACAAGACCAACAAGACCAAGCCCAACAAGCCCAACAAGCCATTTTGACGCGCCTTGCCACCACAATGCGTCATGCTGTGCGCAGTCAAATGCACCCATTGATCCAGATTTCATTGATCCAGATTGACCAAGACAACAATCCGGAACTTGCAGCTCCACTGGCCGAGATCCACATGCGCGAATTTGCGTGCATGCTGCAGACCCTTAAACAAGTCAACTGGATTGCCAGCAAGTATCACGAACACGCATTTGACAACACGGATGCTTACATTGAAGGCGAAGGCGGCCAACGCCAATTGCAAACGCATGAAATGACCACAGAGCAGCGCCATGCGTCGCAACTCCTGCTCGGTGTGGGCAACAATTACTCGGAGATCAACGTGGCGCTGAAGACGCTGGACATAATCACGATGCGAGACGTGATGGCATGCGATGCGTCCAAGATTGAGATTCTGGCCAAGCAATTCCAAAACGATCCGTCCCTCGCCGAAGATGCGTTTGACCGTCTGAATCACATCACAAAGCAGGTGTGGAGCCTGGTCAACCTGCTGGCGTTCTCCAACCTGTTTCGGTTTGCCGACCCGGCGCATCCCATCGCGATTGCGAACCCGGAGGACTCCATCTTCATCCCCCACATTCCCCACATTCCAATGCAGCCGCCAATGCAAGAGCACGAAGAACAAGAACCAGACATCAACAAATCAGAAATGAACGCACAGTACCAAACCCACTTCAACGAAATCGGCGAGATGTTGGCGGACGGCAAAATCACGACGGAACAAGCGCGCACCTTGTTTGAGGAATTGAGCAATGAATACAGTAAGTAAGTGTGGTAAGTGTGCTGCCAAAACAAAAAAAATCATAAAAAATACTAACACTTTTTTATTGTTTTATGTTTTATGTTTTACGTGTTTCAATGTTTCAATGATAGAGATGCATGATGAAATGGAATCCAAGCCGGCGTTGAATGTCTTCGTTCTCAAGAATGCAGCTGTTTGTTGTCAATATGTAGTCACACTTCACGCAATCCAGCGCGTATTTGAAAGATGGCTCATATTTCCACCCGTCTGCGGCACCGGCTATCGCCACAAGTTGTTGAAATGTTGGCCACAAATTTGCATGAACATCCCGGTCTGACACACTCAGTTCTCTGACGTGTGACGATTCAATGTACTGGTTCGCTCGTGATAAATAAATGGACAAGTGCGTGGGTTGTGGTGATTGGTGTGGTTGTTGTGGTTGTTGTGGTTGTTGTGGCTGTGGAACAACATGGTGTAAATCGCGCAATGCATTCATCGCTTCCAGATACTCGCCTTCCAATATGTTGTGTTGATTGGTGTCAATCACGCGCATAATTGTTGCCAAATTGGGGTTGACGGTCATTTTGTTTGTTATCGTTATGATTTATCATTGTGTCGTCTTTATAAATTCAATTTTTTCCACAATCATATTGCATTATAGGTATCACATTATAGGTATTCCAATCCAGCCCTTTGCTTTTGCTTTTGCATTTGCCTCATCTTCCACGGCTTTGGTCTTACTGGTCTTTGATTCCTTTGCCTCATTCAAACCCTTGATTTTGGCCACGTGGTCCGGCGTCCATTCCACGGGGTTGTGCGCATCGTACGTAGGGCTGTCCGTCATCAGGATGTCGTAGTTCTGCTTGACGTAGTACGCCCGGCGCTTGTACCACTGGTTCCGGAAGATGTCCTGCTGGTCCACGATGTCAATGACCAACGGGCGCCCCTGCTTCACGCGCAGAATGCGGCCCACCGACTGGCACACGTCCGTTTTGGGCGATGCCATGACGAGCGTGGTCAGCGTCTTGATGTCCAGCCCCTCGGACGCCATGGCATATGTGGCAATGATGACCTTGCGCGATTCGCTGGCTTTCAGGTCGGCTTCCTTCATGCCGCCGACATAATACCCGACTGACCCCCCGGCAATCCCCCGGTGCTCAATCGCCTTGTGCAGGTACGTGAGCAGCGACTTGTTGTGCGCCAGAATCATGACTTGCTGCTCCGGGTTCTCAGCCAGCTCCCGCTGCAATACGCGCAAAATGAACTCGCTGCGGTGCGCGTAGTCACACACACGCGAAATCATGGTGCTGAATTTCGGATTGCCGCGATAGTCGTATTCCGTCTCGTTGAATGCGGCGTCATCCACGCAGTAGTTGATGGCCTTCACGATGACGCGGTGCTCGGACACCGCCTTCTCCTTGTGCACCACGTCGCCCAGAAACATTTTGAACACTTTGGTGAGCCCGTCCTTGCGCTGCATGGTGCCCGACAGTCCGAGCGTGTAGAGCGTGGTGACTTTCATCATGCACTGGCAGAACACCTCGGCGCCCATGTGGTGCACCTCGTCAAACACCGTGAGGCCGAAGCTGTCAAACATGTCGGCGGGGTACTCCTTCATGGACAGCGACTGCAGCATGCCGAGCACAATGTCCTTGTCTTCAATGTCCACAATTTGGCCCTGGATGCGGCCCACGCGCGCGCCCGGCAGGAACTGCTCTATTCGCTCTATCCACTGATTCATTAAGAAGGATTTGTGCACGACCACCAGCGTTTTTCGGCGGAGCTGTGCCAGGATGTAGAGCGCCATCACGGTTTTGCCCTTACCTGGATCCACGTCCAGCAGGCCGCCGCCTCCGGGGCCCACACTGTTCAAATACTTTCGCACGATGTCTTTTTGGTAGTCGCGCATTTCGCCCTGGAACGACACGGCCGCATTTAATGTGTCGCCGGACCCGATTTTGTTGACTTCGGGAGGTCCGTATGCGTCAATTCCAAAGTATCTTGGAACATACATTTTTAGAGGAGATTCGCGATAAATTGGATAAGCGGCGGGTTGCACAGGGGCTTTAGGAATATAAGGCCGAATCGTCAATTCGGAACGAATGTACTTGCGCTCCTCCTCATCCAAGTTTTCCTTATGAATGGTGTATCCGCGTGGTCCCAAATACGTTGCATGTGTTGTGTTCATGAAATTATTTATGATGTGTGATTTTGTGAATAAGTTGGTGGTTGTTGTATCCATAACTTGTTTCAATTTTAATCATAAAAAAATAATATGACATAATAATTATAAAATAAACAATTATTATACATCATCTCATCTAATCATTTGTGTTTTTGCATCACGCCAACCACAACAATGGATCCAGTCTTCAAATACACAAGAAAACATGAAATGCTGCTCACGGTACTGATTATTTTGTACATTGTTCTCAATGTGCCCACACCGGACCTCATTGCGCCATACATTGACACGCCTTTAGGCAACATTGCGGTCATTGTAATTGCGCTGTCGCTGTTCACGCATTCGCACGCCGTGGTGGGTGTTTTGGGACTGTTTGCGGCTTACATGCTCATTCGGCGGTCTGGTGCCAGCGGAAGCGCAGCAATTGAGGCGTACGTCCCTAGCGAAAAGCGAAAGAGCGAGGAGCTGTCGTTTTTAAACCAGTTCCCGGTCTCGCTGGAGGAACAAATGGTGGCGCTGAGAGCGCCATTGGCTGACACCGAGGTTGGCAGTGCCACGTCTTCCTTTCACCCGAACCAGCTGGACCAAACGACTCTAGGGTACACTCAGGTTTAATGTGAGGGGGTTAGTTTAATTAAGGGTTGCCAGCAACTGCACTGCCAGTTCCTTCTTCATTTTTGCTCAATTTGTACCCCCAATTGGCCATCCAGTAAATGACCCATAACACAAATGCAATCAGAAACCCCCACAACACATTCACCGTGGTGAGTAATTGATTCACTTTAGGTGGTGGATTGAGTTCTGGGTTGTAAGAATTATTTGAATCATCCTGTGAAAATGAGTTTGTGAATTCAACCAGGATGGTGCCATCATCGGCACTGGTTGATCCAATTCCATTGCCCGGGCCCGTTTTGCTTTTTTGCAACAACGCCGGTGGAGGTGCAATTTTTATGCCGCTTGGAGTGACATTGTTGATTGGAGTTGAAATGAAAATGGGGTCGGCGAACACCGCATAATAATAATCACCCTCACATGAATCATATGGAAGCGTGCCGTTGTACACATAAAATGGTTTGGAAGGAATTAATTCATTCACGTCAACATCAGAGGAAATTGGCACGGATGAATTCATCGCAACTGTGCCGGCGTTCAAAGTGTTGGCAGATTTAACGATGGCATTCAAACCCGAACTTTTGTTTCCACCCATTGAAATGGGCACACTGACAATCAACCCATCTGATCCGACATTGAGTTTGGAATTGGAAGATGCAATTGAGTGCATGATGAGCATTTCCGCATCTGCCTTGGTTCCATTGTACGTGTGCAATGATGGTTTGTAGATTCGGATTTCATACGGGATGTAAGTTCCCGCATTGTAAAATGAAACATTGCTGTTATTGGATGTGCACTTGATGGACAAATGGCTCAGGTCTTGGGAAAGTGATACCGCCGAACTGGACAACATGTTTGCATCGTAAACGCAAGTGAACTTTCCGGATATTGAATTTACATTTTTTTTTGTCGGAATGTCAATGGGTGCACTGCATGACATTTTTAGAGAGAGAAATCACAAATGTGTTTAATATATTGTTACAAAATAATATATTATGATTAAGTCTTAATACAAGGTTGATGATTAAGTAATCCATTTTCTAGAACAATTGCAATTGTTATGAACATTTATGCGCGTTTATGGGTGGCGGGTTTGCCATACCGATCAGATTAGGTGCAAACCCGGTTTTTGAACCCACTCCAAAATAGGACTGATTACCATATTGACCATAAGAGTCATTCGCTCCACCGCTGACTGACGAAGGTGACAATGCGCTCAATCCTCCGGCGCGCATGCTGCGCTGGCGGCGTTTGCAATGGCACTTCTTGCAATGGCACTTCTTGCAATGGCGCCGCTTGCTGAAGTGCTTCTTGCTCTTGCCATGCCGCCGTCGCTTGCTTCCTCCACGACGGTACATATTGTTGCCACCACTCATTTGAGGTTTTGCCACTATGTTGTATCCAGGGTTTTGGCCACCGCATCCACCTACTGCCTCTACCCTACTAGAAAACATGGGATTGGGGTAATGTGCACCGGATGGATTTGCACCACCTGAAAGGTTGGGCTGCAGAACTTGAGAATGTCCCAATGGTGCCATCGGATTGTTATTGTGTTATAAATGAATCATATATTTTTATTTTAATTTATTGATTGTCAGGACAATTTCCGCTGCATTTGTTTTCAAAATAATAATAATCCAGCGTTTTGGGTGAACCATTTTTTTCATTTTTGAAAATGGGTCCATGCTGATTTCCGGACACGCACGATTCTTTGGAGTCCATTTTGGCCCACACGCAGCACGAAGTGGAGGTGCAAGAGTCCTTGCTCAGCTTGCCGCACTCCTGTTCCAATTCGGCGGGTTTGCCTAAATTCGTTTTGCAAAATCCAGCCTTCAGTTTTGCATCCAATGAGTCCATTGCATCATTTGCATCTGCACTGTCTGCATTATCAAACGGTTCCACTATAACCGTGCGTGACGTTTTGGGGTTGGCGACTACTCCCGAGCCATCAGTTTCATTATGCATGTGCATTATTTGCTGATACACCAGCGCGCCAATCAGCACGACAACCACAATGGATATCGCGTCAATGTTTTCTATGAAGTATTGGCCAAATCGTTCTGCAATTTCAACCAAATTGATGCCATTGGTTGGAGACGACGTCTGCATTTGAACATTCATTTGCTTGGATAAAAATAATATATAATGTGTATATTTTATTTATCGCATTGCGTTTAATTGCACGAATACCATTCCGGGGCAGGTCTGTGCTTTTTCCAGGCAGCAATGCGCCGTTTTTCGGGCGACATGTAGTATGCGCGATACGACTCCACCGCATTGCCGCTGCGGGCCTTGTATTCATCCGGCATCGCCAGCGCAAAGGGCGTAAGGCCGGCGCGGGGGGACGGGAATAAATGGTCACGCGGCACGTGGCTGCGCAGCAACAGGGCCACAGCATAAGACCGATGAATTTTGGTTTCAGGGTGGTCGTACCGAAAGCGCCACTCCTCGTGCAGCGCCTCCACCAGGTCCAGCGTCCAGATGAAGTTGTCGCGCGATTCACGCACCCAGATGCTGACGGGGTGATTCAAGTGCGCTATTTTATAAATTTGATCCTTGATCGGCGTGTCGGGCACCAAGACGCGCATTGCGGTACACAGCATCTGCACCGCCTCCAACAGGATCTTGGACACGTGCTTGTCCATGTAGGCTTCGGCGGCTTCGGTCGGGATCAACGAGAGAATGAACAGATTCATTATTACAGTGAACAGAACAAGAGAACATGTGGATTGATTTCAAATGCTAATTTGAAATCAATTTTTTTATTTAATGTGTAGATTAATGTGTGTATTTATTATATTGTGCTTATACATACATATATACAACCCAATCACAATGCCGTTAAAAACACTCAAACGGTGTTCGCGCAGAGCATATCGTGCGGGCGAGTGTTACAATTTCCAGGCACTCGGGTGCGACGTGCTGAACAAACCCAGGACCGCCATTTTTTTCAAAAGTGTGAAGGAGCGCGAAGCATACATTAAATCCAAAACCGGCAAACGCGCATTGAGCCGGTGCGACAGAATAAGCCGGTATTCAGTTGTCAGCGCAACCAAAGGCAAAAAAACCATACGGTCTCGTGCATCATGATTCATGCGGTCGCCTTGTGCACCTCGTCGTGGCACCGGGTGCACAGCGCCATCAAGTTTGCCACATGGTTTTTCGGCACATGACCAATGTAATTCCGGCTGTCCGCATCCTTTTGCGGCAGCAAGTGGTGCACCTCCTGCGCCAGCTCTGAAGAACACCGCTCGCACACGCCCTTCAGCTTCCGCGCGTTGAAATGCGACGGCTCAAACGAGAGAATGCCGATGTCGGACGGCGGCGCACGGTGGCGCAGACGCACCGCATTCGCGAACTCCAAAAACGCATCGGGCAAATGCAGCGACTTGCAGACTTCCAGGCCGTACATGCTGGCGCCGGGTCCGTCGGCCAGCTTGCGTCCGTAGACCAGCGTGTCTCGCTCTTTATTATATGCCACGGTCAGGTGCTTCATGCACAGCCGAGATAATGAGCGCACTTCGTCGTAGCCGTTGATTTCATGCATGTGTGTTGCAAATAAATAAGTGCAACCCACCCGATGCAAGTGCGCCAGTCCCGCAACAAATATGCTGATGGCCGAGTCCATTTCCGTGCCGCTGCAGAGTTCGTCGCCTAGAATGAGGCTATTGCTGGTGGCCATGCGCAGAATCACGCGCAGCTCGCTCATTTCCACCTGGAATGTGGACAGCCCTTTGAACAAGTTGTCGTTGCCCAGGATGCGCGTGAAGATGGTGGTGTAAGGATGAAAGGTTAATGCAGAACACGGCACGTAGAGCCCGGCCTGCGCCATGATGATGGCAATGCCAATTGCACGGATGAGGCTCGTTTTGCCCACGGCGTTGGTGCCGTAAATAAGCATGCCGTCCTTCCGGGGGGCGAAGCCCACCGCACCCCCACTTCCAGCGGACGTGTCTTCATCGGCTGCGTTCGCTAATCCTAGCGCCACGTCGTTGGCCACGTAGGTTTCGTCCTCGTTCAGCCGCTCAATCAGGCAGTGGCGCAAGTCGCGCGCGTCAAAAAACGACTTTGCTGAATCGGTTACAATGACCGGCTTGCAAAACTTGTATTTGGTCGCAATGTGGCACTGGTTCTGCAGGAGGTCCATCGTAGTCGTGAAATGAATGAGCTGCTGGAACTCGGGCTCCAGATCTCGCAGCTTGTCCACGAATTCGGCATAAATTTGTCCCACAATCTCCTTTATTTTTTGATTGGATGCAATGATGCTGCGGCAAAGCTCGTTCAGTTGCGGGCTCGTGATTTCATTATTGGCTCCGGTGGCCGTGGGATACGTGAGCTCCAATAACGAAAACCAGTTGTCAGGTCCCATGCATACTGTGCGCAGTTTCTGTTGTTTTATTTGATCAAACAGTATCTTGGTGCGGCGTTTTGTGGCCTGTAGTGAAATTCCACCCTTGTCAGTTTCATGGATCTTTACAACCTCCGATGACCCAGATCTGGTTTTCTCTCCGCACAAAATGAGAGAATCTAAATAAGATCTCAACTCGGCAAGAGTTTTTATTGCTGAATCATTTTGTGCAGTGATCGCATCCAAACAGGCATCAATTCCGGGACGCACAAAGTTGCATTCACCCAGATCGGCACCCACATTGGCGCACTTGTCCATGTCAAATGTAGTGTTTAACTTCTCACGCAGCTGTGCACACAGGTCTGACACCGTGTGTGTGGTTGTTAATGGATTGGTTGCGTTTGCATAAGATGTAATCAATTCATCATTGGCAACCAATGCATGTAGGTCACTAATGACAACCAAATTGCTATAAAAAGAGTGCAGCATTTGGGGTGGGCATTTGCACATCATGATTAATCGGTTTAATTTCTCCAGGTCTTTCAGCTGTGCCAACTGAGGGCGCCAGGCATCTGTCAAATTTGAAGCAAGCAAGTGCTCGGTGATGTCGTACTCGCGCTGAATCTTCGCCTTACAGCACGAGGGGTTCAGCAACCGGGTGCGAAAATGGCGCGCGCCCATGGGCGTCATGCAGTTGTTCAGGAGCTTGTACACGGAGGAGCACTTGCCGGCACCGCTTTTGGCACCGTTGTCGTCGTCAATGATGTTGAGCTGCTTGAGCGAGTGGTTGGCGAGCACCATGCGGTCCGTGCAATTTTCAAACTCGGGTTCCGAGATGCGGTGCACCAGGTGCGGATTGTGTTCATGCACGAAATTCAGCAGGTAAGTGAGAGCCTGGGTGGCAAATTCATACGTGGTGAATTGCAACGGCACGGATCCGAAGAACCGGTGCATGATCTCGCGCTGATACACCTGCCGCTTTGATTTCTGGACTGCGTCATTGGAGGCATCCAGACGATGGATTAGCCGGACACAATTCACGATTCCCGTGAAATTTATCAAATCCTCAATCTGTTTTTGAGAGAAATTGTCAACAATTAGAATTACCTCGCTCGGCATGTGAACCGAAATGAAGCGTTCCAATTCGTCATACGTTGTGTGCGCGTGCATGAGCTCCGTTTCCACCTCAAACACGCTGGAACGGCCGGTGAAGACGTCAATGTTGGCCATTCCGATGATGGTTTGACTGCGCATGCGCTCCAGCCAAATGCAGGCCACACAATTGGACAAGGCGGCGGATTCGCTGGTGAAGAACGTGCCGGGTGAATACACTCCGCTCAGGGCACGCTCCTCCTTGTTTTGCGCGTCTTGAGAATGCACCACCGCCGTGTAACCCGCCTCCTGCAACCGGTTCAAATACTTTTCCAGACTGTAATCCCTAAATCCGGCCATGACAACGCCAGGCGCCTTGTTGGCACAAGCCAGTTCACACGTGCGGCAAAACTCGTCAATGTTCGCACGGTTCGTGATCTCGCCATAACATTCATAAAATGCGCCAACCTGCATGAGCAGAACCGTTTTGTGGCCGTATTTTGCGGCGCATTCTTTTGACAACCGAAAGTATTCCTTGATGAGAGACATCCGCGTGCATCTAGTTACATGATAATGAATATCTCTCTTTAAATGCGTTTGCAATTGCATTTGTGCATGAATGCATGAATGATTCATGATCAACGGGTGTCATCATAATGCGCATGGTCGTCGGTGGTCGCAATGAAGTTGTGCAACAACACATGTTTATTCACGTTGTTTACTTCTCCTGTTAGTTTGGCGGTTTCATACATGTAGCGAA